CCGTGTTTAGGAATGAGCAGTAGTTGATCTGATCGTTTGTCTGATCATCAATCAAAGTGCTTGCATGGGCACTATTGGTGACGCTAAGACAATACGTCTGACCCGCGTTGCGTTGGACTGTTGAACCAGCCATATTTACACCACATTCGCGGGTAAGGGACTGTCTTCAGGCGATTTCACGTTAACCAACAAGTTAGCGGCCGTTTGGGTGACCGATCCACCTGTGAGGTTAATCAAGCGAACTATGATTTGATCGGCCGTGTTAGTGTAAGCATTACCAACCGCAACGCCTGTAACCATTGCCGCATCAACTGTGACATTGATCATGTCTGTGGATTTAACGCCAGGGCATGAAATCGTGACTTCAGTTGTTGTAGTGGAAAAAGTGGTGCTTGGTAGTGTCAATTGAGCGATGGAACTGCTCAACAAATTACCACGGGTAAGTGTAGTTTTGGACATGATAATTCCTTTAAAACATGATTATTGTATAACAAAATGAAAAAAAGCCACCCGTTTTGTGGATGGCTTTTTCCTTATTTACCTACACATTAGGGTAAAAATGTGAGGTCATAGCCGTAAACAAATACATCGCAAGTGGCGGCAATCGTTGTGCCCACATTCACATACATTGTGGATGGGTTAGAAATTGCGGTTGCGGGATTTGTTGCCGTGGATGTTGTCACATAAGGGCCACCGGTGTTGCTAGTCAAAGCAGCGGTAGTCAATACTGTTGAACCTGTTGCAGCTGCGCCTGTGTAAACACCAACAGTAGCCGTTGCAATAGTGGTTGTTGCGCCGCTACTGTTTAGGCCGTTGGTGATCAACACGCTAACGGGAACAAATTTAGAAACATCCACCACCGTCATAGCGGTATCACCCGCTAGGGCTAGGTTAACGGATTGTGCGGATGCAATCAAACGCAATGCTTGGTTTGTGGCCAAGTTTTGTGGGTGATTGCTTACTGTGGTTGCTGGTCCGGGATTTGCCATGATTTTTTACTCCTAATGTTTAACGTTAAGCCGCAACACGGCAAGCCAATTCGGGATACAACGGTGCCCATCCATATAAGACATCCAAACGGGTTGGAATCGAATCATTGTTGATGGTGTACTGACGTACCACTCGCATGGAAAGGCCGATTTCTTTATCGCTTGCACGGCCCGCAAAGTGTACCCCCTCGGGTAGCTCGAGATCCGCCACGGCCAAGCAGAAGGCGTTACGGTGCATGATTATGTTTTGGGGTGAAACGGTGCCACTATTGTTAAATGGTGTCACGGTGCTTGCGCCCGCACTTGTCACGCTAACGTTTTGGAATTGACCGGCGGTGATAACGGCGGGGCTAACGGTGACGCTAGTGGTGCCGCTTGTGGCAACCGTGGCGGCCGCGGTGACAACAAAGTTTCTTAGCTTGTTGCTACCATAGGCTTGGCGGTTTTGTGGGTTAACGGCGTAGACGTTTGCAATCTGAATCACATCACCAACATTCAATTGACCGGCGGCCGTAGTGGCGCTTAGTGCGATTGTTGATGTCTGTGCCCATCCTGATGTCAAAAATCCCGTTGCGGTGCTTGTATTGCACGATAAAACGGCCGTAGGGCTATTGCCAAAGGTTTGGCTAACAACGTTCTGGTCCATTTTCCAATTCATCCCGGCGGAATCTCGGCCCATAAGCCCCTTCCTATATTGCTCACCAATCGCCTCTTGTGGAACAAACAAGCCTTTTAATGAATCAACAATGGTTGCCGATGTGAATGGCTCAACAATACATGAACGGCGGCCATCACGGGGTGCGCCCTCAGCATCTAGATAAGCCGCGGCGGTTAGATATGTGATCAAACCTGTGGGCGGTGTTCCGGCCGTGCCAACAATATTTGCGGTATTGTTTTTAGCCATCACCAATCCATCACGGTCTATCTTATTGGCTATGGCGGCCACCGCGGGTTTCAAAACGCGGTCGCTAAACATATCCAAAGATAGCGCTAAGTCCTGGGTCGTGAACTGAGTGTCCACATGGAACTGCGTGCTTAGTGTCACGGGCACGCTAGTTTCGTTGAAATCCTCAACGTTTAGCGCGGGGCCTGTGGTACCAATGAAGCGTCCGGGACGTCTAACATTAACCGTGTTACCGATTTTTGCACCGACCACTGCGAACTGATCATCGTAATTGCGGTCCACCTCGCTCGTAAACGTCAATTCGTTTTCGAGCACCATAAGAGCTTCATTTGTGATTTTTGATATCGTCAATAAATTGTTTGACATGATCTTTCCTTAAAAAAATTACCTGATTTTTCCCGCCCGCCGCGCCTCTTTCCACGCCTGATATGTGCCGTGAAATTCACCACTTGAATTAATGGGAATATCCGCAACACCACCGCTAGGCTTTAAGGCACGCACCGGTGCGGGTGCTTTACTTGTCTTGACCGTAGTCTCCTTAGCCGGTTCCGCCTTTTCGTATAGCTTTTCCAATTTTCCCAATTCAAGAAGGGCTTTGCGTGTGGGCATGGCCGCCAACTTTTGTGCGTATTCCAAATCCTCCGCCAAATGATATAGGATTCTTGGGCCTACATCCGATTCCAATATGGAATCACGGATTTCATCGGAAACAACAACATTAGCCGTTGAAACCATTTCATCGTAATCGGGCAATTCGGCTTTCACTTGATCTAATTTGGATGACCAAGATTGGATAACCTTTTGTCTTTCCTCATTAGCCTTGCGATTTGCCTCTTGTTGATCCCTTTCCGCCAACGCCTTTTCGGTTGAATATTGGGCCAAAGCCTTTGCATATTCAAACGCATCTTGAAATTGCCCCGGTTGCGGTTCCTGATCAACGCTCGGCCTTTGTGGTGCCGCCACTTGCTCAAGTGCCCTTAACCTATCCTCCAACGCTTGCCTTTGTTGGCGTTCCGCTTCCGCCTCCGCCTTTGCCGCCTCGCGTTGTTTCGTCAATTCGGAAAATCTTTTTTCTAACTTTGGATTCGCCCGCTTTTCCTCTACGGGTTTGGCTTCCTCTTGCACCTCGGGTTCATTCTCAACCACCTCCGTTGATGGCTCGGTATCTACCGCCACATCATCCGTTTGATCGGCTAAACCTAAACGATTTGCATAAAATTCCGCCGCATTCTCGCTTGTGAGCACTTGGCCCGCTTCTTTTTCCGACATAGGTTTCCCTAAGAATTAACCCCGTGCAACCCCACGGGTAAGGTTTGTGTAAATGTTACACGAATTGATTACTTTGTCAAATATCCATGTTTTTTTGCATTTTCAATCGATTCTTTATCCATTGACATTGGAATTTTTTTTAATCCTTGATCCCGCATATACGCATAACGATGTCTTCCATCGCCAAAGACTACTGATCCATTGTCATAAACTGATGCTTGGCTTGCGTGAATAGATGGTGCTTTTTTTGAAAATTCACCAAAATCTTTATATCTAGTTTTTATGCCGTTTTCGCCATTTTTACCAATATATTGCCAATCTGTGCCTTTAAATGCTTCATCAAATTTTTCAGGATCAACATGGGTTATTTCATTGCCTTGTTTTTTTTCTATTGGGTGCATAGTGACCGGTATTTCACGATCATGTAAGTTAACTTTGCTTTCAATAGGATGCAATATTTTTCTTTTCCTTAATTCATTTTCATCAAATTCCGTTTTATTTTGGCTAGTTACGGTTGGCATTAAATGGCCCTTTCTATTGCCTCGGACTTAGCCTCTTTTTTGCTAATCCGATCCAAATGCGCCAAATAAATGGCCAATTGGGCTTTGATTTGTTCCACCTCTAATTGCGTTTGTGTCTTGGCCACCGTATCTTGTGCTTGCGTATGGGTCTTTAAGACCATATCCATGTGTCTTTCCTGATCACGCAATTCGATATCATGGGCGCGGTTGGTTTCTTTGATCAATGTGCGCTTGGTTTCCGCATCTTGTTTCATCTGTTCCACATCCGCACGATTCTTAATCATCAATTGCATTGCTTGTAATTGTTGTTGCAATTGTTGAATAGTTTGTTTGGATTGGGCCAATTGCATTTGCACTTGTGGCGGCACGGGTGATTTATCATCAATTTGCGCCAATGGGTTGCTAGCGGCCAAACGATCCGCGATGACATCCGCACCGGGGAAATCCATGTTTCTAAAGATTAAATCACCGGCAACATTCATCAAATTGGGATCGGCACTTAACAAAGGCATCATCGATTCAACCGCCTCAATCCGTTTACTGTTGTAGCCGGGGCCGGTATCCATCACCACATCGTATTCGCCAACGGTAACATCGTTTAATATCTTTTCAACGCCTTGTTCGTCTTGGCCACGCTTATTGATTTCAACCAAATCCGGCTTTCCATCATCGCCAATAATCCGCATCACACGCGCGTTATCGTAGATTTTGGGGATTAGATCAAGAATAATTCGGGCCGTGTGCTTAATGGATCGTGTTAGATTATCGTAATAATGGTAATTAGATAGATCAATTTGTTGTTGTTGGCCATTTAGGGCCTTGCCACTAATGTTTCCGCTTGGCATTTGGTTTGGATCAAAGATGCCCAAAACCGCTTGCATATCGCTATTAATTCCATCCGCGGCGGCCATAATTCCCGCGGGCGGTGCCTCCGGTTGAATCCGTGTTGGCACCGGCGCGGGCACGCCCTCGATATCCTTTTGCTTGTATCGCAACACCGGCATCGATTTAATGTTTGCCTGTGCCCATTCATTCTCGTGGCCCTCATCCTGTCCCTCGGCAATTAACCACTTGGCCTTTGGCGCTAGGGCAACGGATTCGGTTAGCGCGGTTTTCCAAAAGTTATACATCCTTTGTGGGTCTTTGGCCATTCGCACCAAGCCATATTTTTTGCGCTTGTTTTCAACAATGAATTCCTCACCATACACCGGCACAATTGGAATGTATTTGCTTGCCCATTTGCCCTCCTCTAGCACCTCCATGCCAGTGCAAATGATCTGTTTCACCTCTTTTTTGAATGATGGCCTTTCATCAACCACCACCAAACCACGGGCCAACATTTCCGTTTGATCGGGCAAATCGGATCGGAAAGCCTTTTCGCCATTGCTTAATAAGCATAGCTTATCCGCCTTTCTTTCCGTATACCAATATTCCGCAATCCGGATATCTTCCCGCATCACCCATTCCGCATTGCTATCGCCGGTGCCGCGTTGTGTAAATCCCGCGCCATCATCCGCGCCGGGATACATCTTTCGGAATATTTCTTTGCTAACAACTTGCGTAATTAGGCACTTTTCCGCATCCGATCCATCCGGCAAGATGCTATTTGGATCAAAATACACGGTGAATGGGTTGTGTATCGGCTCAATGTATATTTCCTGATCAAAGGAATTTTCCCGCACATAATCCGTTTTTAGCCGCCAATAGCCAAAGCCCATCCGCACCGCGTAATTAAACGCGTTGTCATAGGCGTGATCCGCATCCGATTGCACCTCAATATGGCGGCATATCCCCGTTAAGATTTCCGCAATCTTGGCATCGGATTGGTTATTCATGCCGTGGACTTTAATCCGCGGGCGTTGTTGTCTTTGTTGATTAGTGACTTGCCTTACATACGCATCGATCTTGTTGATCGTTAGGCATGGCCGTGCCTCCAATGATCGGCTATTCTGTATTTCAACCGGCCATTGATCACCGGCGGCAAATTTCAAATCCTCTAGCGCCTCCGATCGGTTATTCGTATCCGCGTCATTGGCTAACTTTAAGAACTTCTTCGCCTCATCAATCCGTGGATCGAATTCTGTTTGGTTATCGGCCATATCTATCCCATCCAATTCGCTGGTTCATAAACGGGTTTTTTCACTACCAATTTCTTTGGCTCTTGGATCATCAATCCCAACATCCGAAACGCATCCGCGCCATGCGAATATTGATCATGCAATGGTGTTCTTGAAAACTGTTTCGTATCCGGATCAACCTCATACCGGTAGTGTCTAAGGCATTGTAGCCCATCGGCGCAATTTATTCTATCAAACCAACAATTGCTAAAGATCGTGCGTGCGGCGTTAATTGAATCCGCTATCGGTGTCCTTGGAATAATCCGCGTCTTATAGCCCGCCGCCCGCACAATTTCCTCAATTGATCGCCCCGCCGCCGCCAATGTCTTATTTTCCGCATCATGCGGTAGCCATAGCGTGTCAAACACATATCCAAAAGTTTGCATCTTGGCCAAGATAGCCGATATGGTTTCTTGTGATGTTTCAAAATAGCGGATTAGGCGGGTTTCCATTCCCACGAATTGCACAAACCACAATGCCGTTGCATCCGCCCAACCCAAGTCAAAGACAACGTGAACGGGTTTAATCGGATCGTAGGGAACCTTTCCGATTCTTTCTTGTAAATCGGCCAATTGGATTTCCTTGGCAAACACCGCACCATCCACGGTTTGCCTACAAATCCCCTCCCACACCATGTTATACGCCTCCGGATCACGCGCTTTCAACGTATCCTTTTCTAGCCGCAATACATCCGGAAACCACGGGTTATCAGACCAATTGATCTTTTGCACAATGGCGTTTTCGGGCGTGTGGATAACGAATCTTTGGTAGGTTTCATCCGTTTCTAATTCCGGATTGAATGAAACCCATATTTCCGATTGTTCTTTTCTAATCGTTGGTATTAGCGTATCCCATGATCGCTTGGAAACCGTCTGCGCCTCCTCCACCCAACACACATCCACGCCCTCATAGCTTTTCACATTGGCCACGTTATTTTTTAGGCCAACAAAGTTAAATTCCGATCCATTCTTTCCGCGGATTGTTCTATCCGTTATTTCATAGAATTCCGTTAGCCCCATTGCGGTGATTTGATCACACAATAGCTTATGAACGGAATCCCTTATAGATGTTTGAAATTCACGGGCGCATAGCACGCGTGTTGCCTTGTTAGCGCCGATGATCAATAGCGCCCTAGCTATCCCCCAACTCTTTGCCCCCCCTCGGCCCCCAAACAACACCTTATAGCGTGCCGGTTGGAATAGGCATTGTAGTTTTAGCGGGAATTCAATATTAGCTTCCATTTGGGCTTACAAACGTCACCGCAATGTTTGTTAGCAATGGTGCGCCGTTTTCACCGGTGATTTCTTGTTTAACCGATTCACGGTATTTCTTAGGAAACCGTGCGGCCATTGATCGTGACCAAATACTTGCGTTTAGCTTGGCCCCATCCTTGTGCTCTAGCATATATGCCTGTGCCTGTTCCTCCCACCACGTTTGCTCCGCTATCTTGGCATCATCCAAGGCGTGCAGAAAGTCCGGATAACGATCACGCCAATCATACATAACTCTTAATGAAACACCCAAATATGTAGAAATTTGTTCTACACTTTTACCCTTTGCGCCTAATTCGATAACTAGATCGCAATACTTTGGGTCATATAGTGTTGGGCGGCCGCGTTCCATTATTTCTTTTTCGCCTTTGCTTTGGCCGCCTCACGTTTTTCCGAATAGGCTATGGCCACCGCCTGCTTTACCGGCTTGCCCGCTTTCACTTCGGCTTCAATGTTCTTTTTGAATGCTTCTTTTTTGGTTGATTTGATTAATGGCATTTAGCAATTCCAATTCTTTAATGATGCCTTGGCCCTTTCGGCGGGGCCTTTGGCGTGCTTGACTACACCTTCCATTCGCGCACAAAATGATGCCTTTCGGCCCTTATCCTTTTCGGTTTTGGGGTTGGGTGCCGGTGCCTTTAGGTTTGATCCGTTTTTGGCATTGTATTCCGCACGCCCCTTGGCCGTCATTCCGGCCCCTTTTTCCGTTGAATTGTAGGTTTTGCCCTTGCCCGTTGTCTTGTGTGGGATTGGTTTATCGTGTGTTTTCATTTTTTGGCCGTCTTTGCGGATTGTTTAAATGCGGCGGCCGTTGGTGCGCCCTTGGTGCCGGGCTTTCGCATCTTTTCCACCGGCCTGCCCTCGGCCTTTTCCCGCTTAATGCGTTCCTGTTTGGCATGAATATTAGCGTATAAACCGGCTTTCATTCCATTTCCTCCACAAAACACACATCTTTCCAAGACATCACGATTAGATTTTCATCTTTTAATTCTTGGTATTTTAGATATTCGTCTTTGTAATCCTTGGCCAATGTGCCGAAATAAATCTTATCCCCAACACTTAGCCCCTGATCCTTGGCATCATCGCCCAATGCGGTGATGTGCCCCACCGTGGGTGCCTCCGCCGTCTGTATCCACAAATCGCTTTGGATTCGTTGAATAGGCTTTACAAATATCTTATCACGCAATGGCTTTATCATTTCCGTGGCCTCCCGCGCTTGGGTGCCGAAAAAACGCCCAAGGCGTTAGCCTCGGGCAAATTCTCGGCAACTGCATTACCCACCGAGATTTCTTTCCTTGCAAATTCGCCACACCATTCGTTTTGGGAACGGGTTTTGTAATCGGGATACCGGCGGCATGATCCTAAATCGTGCCCTATGTAAAACCGGCATACCTTACAATTGTCATCAGCCATATTAACTACCCTCTTAGTTACTGTGGTTAGAAACGCCCCATTGTGTTCTAGACTTTGGGGTGTTTCGCATTACATTGAATCTTGGACGTGATCCATACGCTTGTGCTCATAACAAGTAGATTCCGATGATCCACCTTTCATTTCGCCCAAGCGGCCATCGTGATGGCCCATGTGCTTGGAATCACGGCTACCAATTCCATCCATCTTGCCCATGCCCACACCGCCCTCGATCGGGCGGCGGCGCTCGCCCGATGTGTCACTTGACAACGCGCCACGGGGAATTTTTTCCCCTGATGCGCCGGGCACAAATCTTTCTTTATCCTCTTTTGGCACGCGCACATTCTTTTCGCCGGTGCGATCAGATGATTTTGCACCCATAGGCAACTTTTCCATTTTGGGGTATCCCATGATAAATCCTTTGTTTCTTTGCAAAAAACACTACACTTTGTAGCAATTACACTATATCACATTTTGGGTTTGTCAAGTGTTTTTTTCTTTCAGCTTGGCTTCTAAAACCCTTGCATTTTGTTGAAAATTCATAGTATCCATGTAAACACTTTCTATTTCCTCATCAGTCAGTCCTACCCATGTGCGTTGTGGTGTGGTGTCATGGCTTGTTTGGTCAAGCATCACGGTTCGCGCCAATGCTTCGCACGTTAGGCATGACTGTGCCAAAGCCAGCATTTCTTGCACTTGCGTAGTAGAGGGCCACCAGTCTGCGTGATGTCCGCAAAAGTCTCTGATTGCTTTTTCAGTTGACGTCATGTCTTACTCCTTAATGCCATGTGAGGCTTCACCAAAAAAAATCTTCCAACATTGCTTGCAAATAATCCAGTCACGCATAGTCGGTCTGCCACAGTGTTCGCATTTCATCTGTCTTCTCCATCAAAGTTTTCAATGTGTTCTTGCAGTTCAACGATGCGGGCTGTTTGGCGCTCCAGCATTGCGTCTTGGTCAGCCACGATTTTCTTGTAGCCAATCAACTCACCCTCAAGCTCATGGATGCGGTGCTTCAAAGCTCGGATGTCGCCTGCAAATGGAGCAAGGTAAAGCGGCAACGGGTTAACTGATTCATCTGGTTTGCCGTGATACAAGCCAGCGTTTTGGCTAATCCACGCCACAGGCTCATCTTTTGTTTCTAGTGCTTCTTTAATTACTTCAATAGCACTCATGCGTTTGTCGTAGTCAAAATCAGTCAGAGCTTCTAGTGCGATTTGTAATGCTTCTTTAGTCATTTTTGTCCTTTTGCTGTAATTGTTTTTCAACCAAATAAAATACAAAAGAATAAATAATATTAAACAACATTAGCTGACCCAAAGTTATAGGTTGATTTAATATTTCAATCATTCTTGTCCCCTTGCTCGGATTCGATTAGCCATTACACGTTCAAAATATTCTTCACATAAGTTTGCACATTTTTCACGTTCTGCCAAAACCGCCAATCGGATCATTTCGTCAATTTCCCATCGGCGCAATGAAACCAATTGACTGTCTTTAGATGGGGTATGCTGCAAATCAATCTTTGCAAGCATACGCTCAAATTCCTCGTCTTCTGGTGTTTTTTCCATGTTAAAAAGGTATTGAATCGTCTTCAAATTGGCCTCTTGATGACTTCATAGGCGCTGCAGCCTGGTCAATTGGATCATTCATGTAAGCCCAGCCATCCCAACCGCCTTCTTTTAGTGGAATATTGTCAATCTTGATCATTGGACCGCTTTTAGTGTCAATTACCGATCCAATGCGGGAATAGCGGTTCTTTTGCTGACCTTCTTTGTTGGTGTAAGTGCCTGTAATTACTTTGATTTCTTTTAATACTTTGCTCATTTTAGTTTCCTTAAAATTTCAACTTTCTTTTCTACTTCATCCAAAAACTGTGTGACTTCCAACTCCAACATCCGCGCGTAAGTAGGGTCATACTCAACTCGCTCAACAAAAATCTGTAAGTTTTCTGGAAATCTTGGATCAAAACTCACAAAATCACACCAGTTTCTGCCAGTACAGGCCATTTGCCACATCATTTGGGGTATGTATTTCTGGGGTATTTTTCTGCTCACTAGCGTTTCCATGTGGGTTGCGCTATTTGGGCACTTGATCTCCACTAGGCCATCAGCCCCCACCAAGCCGTCTGGAGAAGCCCCAGACATCGCAATTGTGGGGTGATCAATGAACCCTACCTCATCCACAAAAACACCGCGTTTAAGCTCGTATTGTTGCCTGGCCATCGGCTCTGTATCTGTGCCCCATTGCATCGCAGCATTGGTGTAAGACTCGCCCTTACTTTGAGTGATGCGTTCTAGCACCAGCTGGACCGCGTAATTCTCACGGCTTGCACTTGGTCCTGTCTTGGTCTTGGCAATAATGTCCGCAATTCTGCTGGCCGTGGCTTTACCTAAGCGGGATTCAAACCATTCGTCTGTTCTTTGTTCCATTATTTTTCCAATCTTAATTTGGGTTTTTTAACTGTTCTGTACTCAAAAATATTCGCGTATCTAGGATTCATCAGGGCAAACAATCGACAAAGATAAGGAGTATGGTTGTTGTTTAACTTCCAAATTCCATCTTCGCTGAGTGCTGAGTGGTGACGCAACACCTCTAAGATCGTGCGCCCTGAATAGTGTTTGTAGCCTTTACGAATGATTTTCATGGTTTCATGTTGAAAAGCATCGTAAATGTGTTCGTTGTTCGGAAACCAGCCAAAAAATTCATCACTAAACTGGTCTTCGTTGTACAACATCATTTGGATTCGTTCATCAATCATCGGATTCCTCGCACTTTGAACAACCAGGGTGATCAGGGTCTAAACAATGCGGGTGCTTTAGCAATTCGTTTCTATACGCGTTTTCGATTGCATCTTGTTCGCGCCAGTAATCTCTTTCTGATTCGTAGTCTGTCATGCTGCTACCCTTTCTTTCATCTCGTTTTTGATCGCAATCACGCGGTCTTGATGGGTTTTGTCACTCTGGCAAGCCTGAAATGCAATCCTGTAACTAGCAACCAGTTGTTCTTGGTTTTCAGCCTGGCGCATCTTTTCAATCAATTTGTCCAATTCTTTGACGTTGACTTGGCTAACAATCTTTGTCTCAACCTTGCGACTAGCCTGGTTGCCATCATCGTCTTCTGGGGCAATACCGCACGCAGCCATCAGACTGTAACGCCTAGCGTAGGTTAAAGCTGACGCATAACCCTGTGGGTCGGCCTTGACCGCAGGAAAGTGGAGCATTCCGCATTCAAGCATCTCGCCAGACTCGTGGACAAATATGGTCTCCACAATCACGCCGTCAGCGCATTCAAATGTCTTTTGTAGCAAGTAAATGCCGTTGTTGTTTAAAGCGTCTATAACCGCTTCAACGCACCCAGCAAGGTCAACGTATCGGCTTTTGAAATGAGGGTTAATAGACTGCTTTAAAGCGGGATTAAACGCCTTTTGAGCTTTGACTAGAGCAGTTGCGATTTGTTTCATTCT